ATTCAGAAAAAGATGTCATTGATACGGGTGAGTGCGGTACGCCTGTAAAGGTTAGATCATGTAAAGAAGAACATGGTGATAAAACTCGTTTTGGAATACTTATCGGCGACGTTGCTCTTGGTATAAGTCATAGTATTAGCAAGGACGGTATTATAACCGCTTCAAGCTGTCATCATAATCCAGCTATATTTGTTCCAGAGTTAAATGAAATAATTTATGGTTGTAGTTCGTGGTGGGGAAGGATTGAAAGCGAGGAAGAACTAAACGATATTATTGACGATGAATTAATTAATAACGTGTGGTATGTAAAGGCTTTAAAGAAATTGGGGAAATGATTGGGGGAGGAAAAACACATGATTAAATGGAGTTGCAAAGCGGTAAAGGTTTCAGAATTAAAGGAATACGCAGATAATCCGCGTCATCTCATGGAAAAGGGTATGGAGGATTTAAAGGCGTCAATAAGTAAATTTGGAATGTCCGAGCCTCTATGTTGTAATCCCGATATGACTATTATCGGTGGACATGCGAGGAAAAAGACACTTGAAGCACTAAACATAGAGGAAGTAAACGTGTTCATGCCAGATAGAGTCCTCACGGAAAAAGAAGTAAAGGAATTAAACATACGACTTAATAAAAACGTGGCTGGTGAGTTTGATTTCGAGGTATTAGCAAATACGTGTGAAATAGATGAATTAGTTGATTGGGGATTTAGTGAAGAAGAATTGGTTGGATTGAAAGACCCCATTGAGGAAACGGGAACCGAGGATGATATACCGCCAGTTCCAGTGGAACCACGTAGTAAGTTGGGCGACCTATACGAGTTAGGTAATCATCGAGTGTTGTGTGGCGATAGTACCGATAAAGAGATTGTTGCGGTGCTGATGGATGGGCAGAAGGCGAATATGGTATTTACTGACCCACCTTATGGAATGAATGCTGTGAGTAATTCGGGAGTGTTGTCAAAAAGATATAGTTCGGATATAAAAAATGATGATTCTCCTGATACTGCAAAGAAGGCGTTTGCTTTGTGTGAAAGCCTCCAAATAGAAAAAATAGTTTTTTGGGGTGCAAATTACTATGCTGATTGTTTGACTGATTCTTCTTGTTGGTTGGTGTGGGATAAAAACAATGGAAACTCTGACCAGATGGATTGTGAGCTTGCATGGACAAATTTGAAAGGTTGTACTCGTAGATTTGTACAGGCATCAGAAAAGATAAACCGAGTTCATCCAACACAAAAGCCAGTTGATTTACCAGTGTGGTGTTTTAAAAAATATGAGGCAGGCGATGTTCTTGACTTATTTCTTGGTTCGGGTTCAACATTGATTGCCTGCGAATTAACGAATCGCAAATGCTATGGAATCGAATTAGACCCTATTTACATGGATGTCATCGTTCAGCGATACGTTGACTATGTAGGCGATAATAAGATTAAACTGAACGGGGAGTCAATTGAATGGTAATGTAGAGGAAATTTTTTGCAATATCTTTACTATTTTGTAATGTAAGGGAAAAATGGTCGGCAAAAGAAAATACACAACAGAAGAAGTAATTGATGCACTTAAAGAATGTCACGGTATGCAGACATACGCCGCAAAGAAACTGGGGTGTACGTATAAGACCGTATGGCAGTACATACAGGACTTTCCCAAGATAGCAGAGGCATTGGTTGAGATACATGAGTCCAGTATTGATACCGCAGAGTTGAAATTAATGGCTAAGATCAAAGAAGGCGACATGACAGCAATTATCTTCTATTTGAAGTGCAAGGGTAAGAAAAGAGGCTTTATTGATCGTCCGAACTTTGTTGTTCCATTGCCAGACGGGAATGAGACACAGATTGAACGGGCGATACGAATACTTGACAGGGCGGAGAAAGGCGGCGTTGACATAGAACGTATTAATCAGATACGTGGTATGATAACGAGGTACAACGAGACAGAGAGAACCAAATTGGTTGAAGCTGATGTTAAGGAGGTTAAGGAATAGTGGCAATAAGCGATATACCTACAGGCATGAGATATTTGTGGTTGATTGGTTGTGGGTTCATATTGGGGTATGTCGTCATGGATAACACAATAATGATAATAGGCGATGCTAATACTGGCTTATCTGGCGTGTTGCCGTTGTTGAGGGTTGTTGATATGTTTCATGCAATGGAATCACAGATTGTAGAGGCGGCACAAAGCATGGGTAATGAAATATACGAAAGCATAAGTATGTGTTTTTTAGAAATAGACGAATAAATGAACAACACCCTTGAAGATGACATAATACTACAGGCATTGATGGTTGAAGTTGAAGAAATCGGGGTGGACATAGAGGCGTTGTTGTTTGGCAAGGAAAATCCAGAGCTTGAGTTTGCAGTAAATAAACACCGTACATTCAAAGGCAATCGTCTTGATTTCAAAAAACACGCATTTCTCATAGACCTATACAAAGACCCCAGTAGTGAGATAATCGTCAAGAAGCCAACACAGGTCGGATTGACTGAGTGGATTATATACAAGATGTTCAAAGCCGCATTCAATGGTCATACCTCTTTTACGGTTCTACCGAAACAAAAACTCAGAGATGCCTATGTGGACACTCGTATTAACCCGTTACTTACGACATGTTATTTTGATATGTTGAAAAATGGCGAAAAAGGCAACCTATCACTTAAAAAGCTAAAACACGCATATCTGCATTTCGTTGGTTCCAATTCAGAAACAGAAATGGTATCACATCCAGCCGACCAGCTAATTATTGATGAATTAGATTTCTGTGACAGTAGGAACTTGCCATTGGCAGAGAACAGGCTTGACCACAGTAACTTAAAGCATCGGATATATGTCAGTACTCCAACATTGGCAGGCGTGGGTATAGACAGGCGTTATGTTGGCTCTGACAAGAAGAAATGGCACTTGAAATGTGAGCATTGTGGCAAATGGCAGACACTTAACTTCTTTGGTAATGTATTGATGAAGGATGACGACATTACAGGTGATTGGATTCCTATAACTGGTGGTGTGGGAATACATTGTGTCAAGTGTGGCGGTATTATGAACAGGTTTGCAGTAGGTGAATACATAGCCGAGCAAAAAAGCGATCCTTCTGGTTATCACATACCTGCATTATGCCATCCAACTAAATCAATTAAGGAATTATATAAAAAATGGATATATTCAAAAGATAATGAATACGAGAAACAGATTTTTATGAACAATGATTTGGGTGAGTGTTATGCCGCAGAAGGTAGTAATATTTCACAGAATTCCCTTGACAATTGTAAGGCAAACTATAACCTATCTAATACGCACATCAATGTTTCTGACCGTTGCGTGATTGGTATTGATGTTGGTAAATACTTTCATGTGATTGTCGGAAGGGTTGAGGGAAAGAAATTAAGAGTCGTTGTTGTGAAAAAACTTTTGATCGACGACGATGCGAGTATCGTGGAGATATTCGCACTAATTAAAAAATACGGAATTAAAAAAGGGGTTATAGATGCTAGACCAGAAAATAAATTATCTAACAAGATAAGCGAGAAGTCAGGCGGCATAATTTGGACGTGTGACTATTCGACCAAAGAAAACGCTACTGAGATTTTCAAAGAGGATAAAGAGAAAAGGCGTGTGGTTGCAAATCGCACGTGGTCGATTGATGACATGGTGGAGGGTGTGAGGTTGCAGAATATTCTTTTGCCAATGGAAGCACACACAATCGGCGGAGGCTATGACGAAGTTCAAGCAAAAGGGAAAAAAGGGGCAAAGCCTTGTGGTGAGTTTTATTCCCAATTGCAAGCACCGACCAGAATAGCAATTAGAGATTCACGGGGCTTGATTCGTTATTCATGGCAAGAGGGTAGTGAGCAAGATCATTACTTTCACGCCTTAAATTATTGCAACATAGCAAAATTGCAAATCGGAACCATGACAAGTATAAGCGAAAATCCTGAGAACTTCCAACCGCAATTAAGAGACAGAGACATGATGACGGGCATGGAGGATTTTGATAGTTTTTAAAGCGGTACGTGTTTTATTATTTTTATTAAAGGGAGGGTATACCATGTGACGAACGGTAAAGCGTTCAGTTGTTGGTTTCCCTGTAGGAACGTAGTATACATACTCGCAATTTTGAATTTGAT